ACTATCATGTTTGGGACAACTTCCCAGTACCGCATTTTAACGCACGCTGGTACCGCTCAAATGATCATATTGCATGTATTTCTAAGGTTACTCACCAAGTTGTACAAGCAGCAGCGCCTGATGTTGATAGCACTTATCTCCCACATGCTGTACCAAACACGGTATTCCGACCCGCTGAAACAGCAGAGGAAAAAGCTTCAGTGCAACAAGTCAGACAACAGGTTTTTGATTCTAGTTCAATGAAGAACCCAAACAAGAAGATTTTCTTTTGGAACAGCAGAAATGCACGTAGAAAGCAAAGCGGAACACTTATTTGGTGGTTCAAAGAGTTTCTTGATGAAGTTGGGCACGATAAGGCATCCCTTTTGATGCACACAGATCCGCGAGATCCTCATGGACAAGATTTGCCGCATATTATCGAACACCTTGGAATTACAGACGGTCAAGTTTTACTCTCGTCGCAGAAGGTTCCACCAGATGGTTTAGCATCTATGTACCGTGCAGCAGACTACACTATTGGTATTAGTGATGCAGAGGGCTTCGGTTTATCAACTTTGGAGTCCCTGTCTAGTGGTACTCCCATCATTGTTAACATGACTGGTGGCTTGCAAGAGCAAGTTACCGATGGAAAGAACTGGTTTGGGTGGGGAATTCAACCGGCTAGTAAGTCTATCATCGGCTCTTTGCAGGTTCCATACATTTATGAGGACCGCATAAGCCAAGAAGACTTCAATAAGGTGATGAAAAGCGCACTTAAATTGACCGCTCCAAAATATAAAAAGATGGTCGAGGCGGGTTTGAAGCACGTCAAGGACAACTACAGCTTTGAGAAGTATGAAACTTCATGGATAAATTTAATGGATGAAATTATAGAAAAACACGGTTCTTGGGAAAACAGGACCAATCACAAAAGATGGTATCTCATGGAGGTGGCATAATGAAGAAAACTGTATTGTTGAGAGGACCAGTTCTCAGTCGTTCCGGATACGGAGAGCAAACTAGATTTGCTTTAAGAGCATTGCGCAGTCGCGAGGATATGTTTGATATTTTTATTCATCCGCTCGGATGGGGACAGACGGGCTGGGTTTCCTCTACCGATGAAGAAAGAAAGTGGATCGATCAAAAGATAGAGAAGACAATTAGTTACGTCCAAAATGGTGGTACGTTTGATATTTCTGTCCAATCTGCACTTCCTAGTGAGTTTGAGAAGTTGGCGACCATAAACATCGGTTACACTGCTGGAATAGAAACAACAAAGTGTGCGGCAGAGTGGATAGATAGAGCGAATTCTTCTGTTGATAAGATAATTTTTGTTTCAAGTCACTCCAAGAATGTATACGATAACACAACTCACATTGTTGCCGTTAATGCTCAAGGGCAAGGAAAAGTAATTGAAAATCAAAACGATCCGATACTTCAAGATCCAAATTTTCAAAAACAGGAATTTCGTTCAACCGTTGAAACACACGCAGTAAATTATCCAGTCAAGAGTTATGATGATCTTAGCGCACTTGAACTAGATCTAACAACAGACTACAACTTTGCTTGTGTTGCTCAGTTTGGTCCACGAAAGAACCTTCAAAATACAATTGAGTGGTTTATTCAGGAGTTTCACGATGATGCCGAAGTGGGACTCGTGGTGAAGACAAACATTGTTAAGAACAGCCTTTTAGATAGAGAAGCATGCGAGGGAAGGCTTAAAGGATTGATATCAAAGTATCCAGACAAAAAGTGCAAGGTATATCTTCTTCACGGTGATATGACTGATAAAGAAATGCATGAGATTTACTTAAACGATAAGATATTTGCTGCTCTGTCATTGACACATGGTGAGGGCTTTGGGCTCCCACTATTCGAGGCAGCTTACATGGGCGTCCCCGTAGTCGCTCCGGGCTGGTCAGGACAAATGGATTTCTTGTGCGATGAGAATGGTAAAGAGCATTTTTATAATGTTGCGTTCGACTTGAATCCTGTGCAAGAAGAGGCAGTTTGGCAAGGTGTTATTCTTAGGAATTCTATGTGGGCATATGCTCGTGAAACCTCCGCAAAAGAAAAGATGCGCGCATGCTACAATGACGCTAAAGAAGGCAAGCTAGATGAATATCAGCAATATGCCGAATCCCTTAAAGAAAGATTCAACGAGAGCAAGATGTACGAACAATTTATTGCGGCTATGGACGTTGAAGCTTCCTTTAATGTTGAGTCTTGGTTGAATGATTTAGATATCGAAGAAATGGAATGAAAATAGTATTTGTCGCTGACTTCTTTGCTGATCAAGTGCTTGGCGGCGGAGAACTAAACAACGAGGAGCTAATAAATATACTAGTTTCACAAGGACACTCTGTAGAGAAAGTTAATAGCCATGTTGTAACAAGCGAATTCGTTGAACAAAGAAAAGATCACAAGTTTGTAATTGCTAACTTTGTAGCACTTCCTCATGGAGCCAAAGAACTGTTTTATGATAAGCAGTATATAATATACGAGCATGATCACAAATATTTAAGCACCCGCAATCCGGGTGTTTTTCCAAATTTAAAAGCACCAAGCGAGCACGTCATTAATTTGGAATTTTATCAGAACGCCAAAGCAGTATTGTGTCAGTCGGCATTCCATACAGACATCGCACTAAAGAACACAAATCTAACAAACCTTGTAAATCTTGGTGGAAACATATGGGACATAGACTCATTGAACTTTGTATCCGAGCAAGCCGATGTAGAAAAAAACGGCAGATACGCTATAATGAATTCAAACATAAGACACAAGAATACTGCTGGTGCAATAAAATTTTGTAATGCAAAGGGATATGATTATACTTTGATCCAAAGTGGAGAATACAAGCAGTTTCTCAAAGCAATGGGAGAAAACAAGTCGCTAGTGTTCCTCCCAGAAACCCCAGAAACGCTTTCTAGAATAGTTGTAGAGGCTCGGATGATGAACATGGGGGTTGTTACCAATAAGTTAATAGGAGCCGCTAGCGAGCCTTGGTACGCTCTTAAAGGGCACGAACTGATAGAAGTGATGAAACAAAAGAGAAGTGAAATAACAAACAAGGTTTTGGAGAGTTTAAAATGAAAGAAAAAAAGGTTTATTGCCTTAACTATAATAAACATGCCGGCAAGTGGATATATGATGGATATCAAAGTGCTTGGGAACATCTAGGCTACGAATTAGAAATTGCTTCTTCCAACGAAAAAAATCAAACGGCTGATGGTTCTCCGGTCCCGCTTACCTCTGAACTATTGAGCGAAGAATACTATATAATGTCATCAGCTAATTTGTTTGTCCAAGAGCGTTATATTGACGCACTGGCGCATTCAAAGAGGTCTTTTCTTTTTGTACAACCAAGAACCTTTGTGGAACCGTGGGGTAGGCACCCAAATTATGTTTGCGACTTGAACCAGCAGTGGGTTGATGAGATAAACAAGCTAGATAATGTTATATTGTGGACATTTGTGAGCGTGGGCGAAGAAAATAAACATTTTTACAGCCAATGGGATAAAAAAATACACACTTTCCCATTAGCATTTGACTCTATCAACTATAAGCCACAAGAAGTTGAGAAAATGAAACAGTTCGATATATGTTTCGTTGGCGGTTGGGCGGACAATGGTTTTAATGAGAAAAGAAAGATAATTTTAGATATCTTCAAGAGCTTTATGGAAACTGATTTAAAGTGTGGTTTTTTCGTAAACAAAAATCTGACTCACCAACAAGAATGTAATCTTCTAGCAAATAGTAAGCTGACACTCAACATTCATGATGCTTACCAAAGGGTTCTAGGATTCGATACAAACGAGAGGACGTTTAAGTCTTTGGGTCTTAACGGACTCATGGTATCAGACACGGTCGGACAGTTGAACCAAATATTTCCAGATGTAAGGACAAGTTTGGAACCAAAGCAACTCGTAGAAATTACGAAAGAAATATTAGCAATGCCGGAAAATGACAGAGAAGAGTTGCGTCAAAAGAACAAAGATGATATATTAAAGAACCACACCTATGTGAACAGGGTGCAAGAGATGCTGAAAATATGAGTCCCAAAGTAACCATCATAATACCTTGTTATAACTCAGAGAAGTGGATCGAAGAATGTATCATGTCTGCGTTAAATCAAACTTATGATAACAAGGAAGTAATTTTTGTTGACAATGAAAGTTCTGATTCAAGTTTAGAAATAGCAAAAAGAATACAAGAAACTCACAAAGAATTAGTAGTCGAGACAGCAGAAAACATCTACAAACATTCTTATCAGGAACCAGTAGAAAAGGCGCTGAGTATTTCGACCGGTGAATATGCAACAATATTGGGATCTGATGACTTCATCGATGAAGACTATATAAAAAATATAGCCGAAATTTTAAGCAAGTCTGATAAAATTTCCGTATTACAGTCTCCGGTAAGGGGCGTGAAGGGCGTAGAAAAAACATTTGTAGGGGAGATCTCCCATTCTTATAAAAACCTGCAACAGTTTAAAGAACAGCTTTTCATTCGATGCCCAGTAACGACTCCGACGATAGTGTTTAAAAAAACTTTGTATGATAGCGGAATTGTTAGATGGAAGTCAGAAGAATACCTTGGCGCATGCGACTATGAATTATATTTCAACTTGACAGATAATAATATTTTCATATATCCTTTTCCGAAATGGATTGGGTACTACTACAGATGGCACGAAGATCAATGTACTTGGGGAATGCACAAAGAAGAAACTAACTTCGATCAAAAAATCAAAGACTATTGGAGAAACAAGTGGACACGAACTTAACAGAAGAAGACTTGAGAAATTTTGAATTAGAAATATTTGATTTATTCAAGAATAAAAAAATTCACTCTCCAATCCATTTACGTGGCGGAAACGAGAAACAGTTAATAGAAATTTTCAAAAACATAAAACACGAAGATTATTGTTTTGCGACTTGGGCTAGCCATTTAGAATGTTTATTGAAAGGTGTACCAAGAGAAGAATTAAAGAAAGCAATATTGAAAAATAAATCTATTTGCTTATCTTTTAAAGAATACAATATTCTGTCTTCTGCAATTGTTGGTGGAAATGCACCGATCGCCGTTGGTATAGCAAAAGGCTTGAAGATGAAAGGTTCAACTCAACACGTATGGTGTTTCGTGGGCGATATGTCATTCTACACAGGTAGTGTACAGGAAAGCTTAAGGTATGCAGAGGTACATGACCTGCCAATTACTTTTGTGGTAGCCAATAATCACAAAAGTGTTGAAACGCCGACAGAAGAAGTGTGGGGTAATGATATTAAGGAACTTGCAATTAACTCAAAGAAATGCATCTATTATGAATATGAAAACCATTTCCCTCATGCTGGAATTGGAGAGAAGGTATTATTTTAATGACTAACTTAAACTACGCAGAAGAATTAAACAAAGCAATGTCTTATCTTTCTGAACAGGAAGATACCATTTTTCTTGGACAAAGCATGGTATATGGAGGAATTGCTATCGCTAATTCATTTAACTCTATACCTTTGGAAAAAAGAATTGAGATGCCTGTCGCAGAAAACCTACAGTTAGGCATCTCAACTGGAATGGCGTTGACGGGTTATGTCCCGATATCCGTGTATCCAAGATGGAACTTTTTGATCTTGGCATCAGACCAATTGGTGAATCATTTAGACAAGCTTTCGGAAATGACTTTGGGACAATATAAGCCAAAAGTAATTATAAGAGTAGCAGTCGGAGTAACAAAGCCTGTTGATCCACAAGAGCAGCATGTCGGAGACTTTACAGAAGGTTTTCAGAAAATTGTAAAGAATATTAATATTGTGAAGCTAGAAAAAGCAGAACAAGTGATGGAAGAATACATCAAGGCGTATACACGCACAGATGGAGTTTCGACTATTCTAGTAGAAGAACATCAGTTTTAAAATGAAGATACTGTTAGTAGCAAATAAAACTATCGGAGGAAACCCAGATAGTATTTCTTGGTATTTCGCAGACCCGATGAAAAGTCTTGGGCATGAGGTGTATTTTTACGACACTGTCGAGGGCGATCCATCTGGTACTTTTACATCAGTTCTAGAGAGCTTTAAACCAGATCTGGTGTTCTGTATTACAACAGGAAACCAAAACATGACGCCATATGAGCCATGGGAAGAGCTTCTTGAGGAAACGAAGTCTGGTCGAACTAAAACATTTAATTGGTTCTGTGATGATACATGGAGATTTGACAGCTTTTCTTCAAAAGCATGCGAGAACTTCACGGTGTGTTCGACTCCAGAGAGGAGCCACTTACAAAAATACAAAGAAATAGGTTACGACAATATTATATTAGCCAATTGGCATGCTCCTTCTGAGTATTTTCCAAGTGTAAAATTTCAAGATAAGAAATTTGAAACTACTTTTATTGGTAGACTTTCGCAACAAAGAGTAAGGTTTCTTGAAAAAACAAAAGTAAAAATACAAGTCATACACAACTTAACTCAGGAACAAATGTTTCATGCATTTTCAAATACAAAATTTGGAATCAACCTATCAGTAAACTACAATGATCCAGAACTGAAAACACAAATGAAACAAAGAATATTTGAAACTACCGCTGGTGCTGGGTTGCTTGTTACTGAATATCACCCCGGTATAGAAGAATACTTTGAGATAGATAAAGAAATAATAACGTTCGAAACAACAGAAGAGTTTAGAGAAAAGGTAACCTTCCTACAAAACAAACCACAAATAGCTGAGAAGCTAGCAAAAGCAGGTCATGAAAGGTTTTTGAAAGAACATGACTCAAAGATAAGACTAAGCAGAGTATTAGAAGAGATAATGGCAATATGAACGTGTTAATTACTGGTGGAAATGGCTTTCTCGCAAAAGAAATGGTGCGATATTTTTCGAATAAAAAAGAATACACTCTGATCGTTACCGATAGAAATACACTAGATCCCACAAATTATGAAAATGTAAAAGACTTTTTTAATGACATCAAAGTCGATATTGTGATTCATACTGCTGTAAAGGGCGGAAAAAGAGGACAGTACCAAACAACAGAGCAGTTTTTTCAAAACATTACAATGTTTGATAACTTATCAAAATTCTCAGACAAGTTTGAAATAATGTTTAATTTTGGTTCAGGCGCCGAGTTTGATAGAAGGTTTGATATTAAAAATGCAATAGAGTCAGATATCTTCAAGTCAAATCCAATCGAAACATATGGTCTAGCCAAGAATCTTATATCTAAAAGAATATACGAACTTGACAACAACATTTACAATTTACGATTATTTGGATGTTTCGGAACTTTCGAAGAGCCCCAGCGGTTGTTCAAAAAATGCTACGACAATTTTTCAAAAGGAATAAATGCCAACATAACCCAAGATAGGTATATGGACTATTTCTACGCACAGGATGTTGGTCGTGTTATAGAGCACATCATAGCAAACCATGATATATGGCGAATGTCGCCAGACTTTAATTTGTGTTATCGAGAGAAATACAAGCTAAGTGAATACGCCGAGATGATAAAAAAATTGACAAACAATGCCGAAGATGTTATTATTAAGTCTAACGAGATTGCATATTCTTATACGGGAGACAACTTTCTTCTGGAAGACTTGGGCGTCAAACTCGTTGGACTAGAAAAGGGAATGAAAGAATGTCTGAAAAATTGGAGCAAATCCTAAACTTAGTTTCTGAGTATGTTGCTGAGAAACAAGAAAACGAGAAGTGGACACCCGGTCAAGACTGGGTTTCTTATTCTGGACCGGTCTTTGACGATAAGGAATATCTTGCGGCTGTTAGGCAAGTACTTGACGGTTGGATGATCTTTGGAAAGAACGCAAGCGAGTTCGAGCAAAAGTTTCCATCAAAGCTTGGAAAATTGTACGGAGCACTCACAAACTCCGGAAGCTCCGCCAACCTTCTTATGGTTGCAGCTACAAAGTCCAATAGATTCAAGAAACAACTGAAAGACGGTGATAAAATCATTACACCAGTTGTTTGTTTTCCGACAACCATCAACCCCATCATCCAAAACAATTTGGTTCCAGTATTTGTAGATGTTGAGTTGCCCAGTGTTAACTTGGACCTCGACAAAGTTGAGGAAGCCCTTGAGGCAGACCCAAGCATCCGAGGAATTATGTTTGCTCATGTTCTTGGAAACCCACCGGACATGGACCGCTTGATGGCGCTTATTGAAAAGTATGATCTTGTCTTTTTAGAAGATGCCTGTGATGCTCTTGGTTCTTATTACGACGGCAAGAAACTTGGTTCGTTTGGCGATATGTCTACTTGCTCTTTCTTCCCTGCTCACCACATGACGATGGGCGAAGGTGGCTTTATCGCAACAAACAGTTTGAGGACAAAGACTATTCTTGCTAGTGTTCGTGACTGGGGTCGTGCTTGTTATTGCAACACGCAGAAGCCCGGAAACGTAACAAGCGCGACAGCATGCGGAAACAGGTTTAAGAACTGGTTGCCGGGACTTAAGGAAGCCGTGTATGACCATCGCTATGTCTTTGACGAAATTGGATATAACCTCAAGCCGCTCGATTTACAGGCTGCAATGGGTCTACAACAGCTTGATAAGCTTGAGATGCTAGATAGTGCTCGTAGAGTTAACTGGGAGAAGATGAAGCAAATATTCGCCCCTTACGAGCGTTTCTTTCACATTCCAGAAGCAACAGAAAAGTCTGATCCTTGCTGGTTTGCTTTTCTTCTGACTGTGAAAGAGGACGCCCCGTTCTCCAGAAGTGATATTGTTGAGCACCTAGAAAGCTTCAAGATCCAAACAAGATCTTATTTCTCTGGAAACATTCTTGCTCACCCCGGTTACATACACATGGCTGAGGAGTATGGTGACATGAACGTTACATTCCCTAATGCTCAGTTGGTTACAACCAACTCATTCTTCTTGGGGACATATGCTGGTCTGACTGACGAGAAGATTCAGTATATTAAAGAAGCAGTTGATGGTTTTTTGGGAGACTTTGAGTGAAACTCGTTTATGTGACTGGATGTCTAGGCTTTATAGGATCCTATGTAACAAGAAAATGCTTGGAGCGCGGCTGGAAAGTTTACGGCATTGATAAGGAAACATATGTCGCCAACAGGTCTTTGTTACAAGAGTTTCTTGCTCACGACAACTTTCATTATTTAAATGTTGATATAAAAGACCTAGACCATCTATATGACTGTGACTATGTTATTAACACTGCCGCCGAATCTCATGTTGGAAACAGCATTATTGATAGCAAAGAGTTTATCAACAGCAATATTGTTGGCGTACAGAACCTTCTCGATCTAATCAAAAATAAGCCCGTTAATTGTAACCGCCGTCCAATTTTCTTCCATTTTAGTACCGACGAGGTATATGGAGACATTGTTGAAGGCGAGCACACGGAAACAGATTTACTTCATCCCAGTAACCCTTACTCTGCCGCTAAAGCCGCGGCAGACATGCTTGTTCTTGCTTGGGCGAGGACTTATGACTTAGAATACGTCATATTGCGACCAACGAATAACTATGGTATTGGACAGTATCCCGAAAAGCTTATACCTCTGTCTGTTAAAAACCTCATGAGAGACAAAAAGATACGCTTGCACAACGGGGGCACTCCAGTTAGAAATTGGCTCCATGCAGATGATACTGCGGAAGCCGTGATGGCTATTATAGACTCCGGAAATGTAAATGAGATCTATAATGTTGCCGGCGGCTTTGAACAAAAGAATATTGAAACAGTCCTGAAGGTGATCGACTGCTATTGTGAAGGTGAATATAAGTGGGAAGAATACGTTGACTTCTCATATTCTCGCGAGGGTCAAGACGTTCGCTATGCGTTAAACGACGAAAAACTGCGTAGCCTTGGTTGGAGCCCTAAAAAGGTTTTCGATAACGAAATAAATGCGATTGTACAATATTACAAAAATAATTTTATATGGTAATTTAAAGGAATACAAATGAAAATTTTACTCTGCTGCACGTCTATCCAAGACGAACATAGAAGTGACGACAACCACGACAGTCACTACCCACTTGGGCTTGCATATTTGCAATCTTATATTGAGCACCATCGCCCCGGTAAGGATGAGTTTATTAACCTTTACCTGAATAATGTGCCATATGAACAATGTTACGATGAAATCAAGAAAAATCTAGCAGAGTTCCAACCAGAAGTTTTCGGTGTATCAATTATGACTCACAGTAGGGTTACAGCGTACAGAATGATCGAATATGTACATGAAAACTATCCCGATACCAAGATAGTTGTTGGTGGTATGCACCCGAGTGTTATGTGGAAGCAGATGGTAGAAAAGTATCCATACATCGTCGCAGTCCGCGGCGAGGGAGAAGTTACCTTCAATGAGCTTATTGAGTTCTATGCCGGCGAAAAAGATATGAATATCGAAGATGTCGCTGGTATCGCATTTCACGATGGAGAGAAGGTAGTAGCTACAGCAGCTAGACCGCTCGTTGCCAATATTGATGACCTTCCGTTTCCAAAACATGAGCTTTTTGTTAAAGATGGAAAAACAATGGGCAATCTTTTGACAAGCAGGGGTTGTCCATACAAGTGCAATTTCTGTGTTCTAGATCATACATCTTTGAGAAAGGTGCGCTTCCGCTCAGGAGACAATATCGCAGATGAAGTAGAAGAGTTAATAACAAAGTTTCCAAGTATCAATACTATTTGGATCCACGACGATGCGTTCATGATCAATAAAGAAAGAACCCTTGAGTTTTGCGAAGCAATCATCAGAAGAGGTATCAAGACTCAGTTTGTTGCTAGTGCGAGATTCCGACCCATTGATGAAAATGTTGTGCAGAAAATGGAACAGGCTGGATTTATTCATGTTCTTTTTGGGCTCGAAAGTGGCGCCGATAATGTTATTAGTGGAATGAGAAAAGGTATAACCAAGGAGCACGTCCGTTACGGCTCCAGTCTTTTTGCAACAACAAAAATGAAAGCAACTGCCTTTCTTATTGCTGGTCTTCCGGGTGAAACAGACGAGACTATCGATGAAACAATTGACTTCGTTCAAGAAATTCAAAATATTAATTATCTTTTCTATGATGATATTGGTGTATCGATGATCTACCCCGGTACAGAAATGTACACGATGGCAAAAGCCACAGGAAAGATTGACGATGACTACTGGCTTACAGATAAAGATGTTCCCTATTATACAGTTGAGAATGGCGGGGTCCATACATATGAAAAGTTATTAGAAATGAAAGAAAAGATTAGACAGGCGGTATCACTACAGCATATGTTTACGCCAGAAGGTTTCTTGAAACAAAGAAAGGTTATTCCTAGTATGTTGAAGTATGCACAGATTCATAATATGACAGCTATTAATAATATTCTATTCGACGCTTTTAACAGATTTGGTCTAGCAAATGAAATGATAAAAGCTGTAATGTCTGGGGATCCGGTTGATGAAATTGTAAAAAAGGGAGCAATTGCTTTCGAAAAGATGCTTATTAATATTATCATGCATAACAATAATATCAGCACCCCTGATCAGCAAAAACTTTTTATTAATAAAGTCGTTGCACAAACTAAAATAGATGCTTTGGCATTAAAAGAATACGAAGCACGTCGAAATGCTATTCAATATGATGGTGACAAAGATAAGGGCGATATTGATTACAAGAAGAATTTTATTGAAAACAAACTCGACATTAATATCATAGGTCAATAATATGAAGAAGCAGCAAATGATGATGTCCAAAGATGATTATGACCATACAAGATGCAATGAAATTGTAAACGAAATATTTGAGAAGTATAAGGCTTCAAAAAAAAATGAAGAACAACATGAACAAAAACGTTTTAGTAACCGGAGGTAGCGGTTTTCTTGGACGAAGACTTAAGTTGTCGAAACCAGACTGGACTTATATCTCTTCTAAAGACTGCGACCTAACCAACACCGAACAAGTAAAGCAACTATTCGGAGATATAAAGCCAGATGCTGTTTTGCATTTGGCTGCACGTGTTGGTGGTATCAAAGATAACATAGAAAACCAAGCAGACTTTTATCACATTAACACAATGATGAACACAAATGTTATTCATCAGGCATATAAGGTTGGTATTCCTCGCGTTCTTTCATCTTTGAGCACATGCGCGTTTCCAGAGGAAGTATCATTCTTTCCATTTTTGGAAGAAGAGTTTTTTAAAGGACCACCAACAATAACAAACTTTTCATATGGAATGACGAAGAGAATGCTTCACGTATCGTCTTGCGCTTATCGCGAGCAATATAATATGAACTATTCTACGTTTTGTCCGTCAAACATATATGGACCAGAAGACCACTTCGGAAGTCAAGCATCGCACTTTGTAGCAGCACTTATACACAAAATATACAACGCAACTGATGGCGATATCGTAGAAATGTGGGGAACTGGAATGCCCCTACGACAGCAGTTGTATGTTGATGACCTATGCAAGATCATTCCTATATTACTTGAAAAGCACAACACTAGCATTCCTTTGATAGTTGCACCAAATGAAAACCTTTCTATCTTGGAAATGACCAGAACTTTGGTTGAACAAACAGGCAAAAATGTGAGAACATTATTTAATGGGAATATGGATGGACAGTTCCGTAAAGACGGTTCCAACGGTCGTCTACTAGAACTCATAGGACCATTCGACTTCACTAGTTTTAGAGATGGAGTACACAAAACATACCAATGGTATTCGGAGAATAAATGAGCAAACAAAAGAAAGCATTAGTAACAGGCGCCACGGGTCAAGACGGCTCGTATTTAGTTGATCTGCTACTAGATAAAGGCTACGAGGTTGTAGCAGTCAAAAGAAGAACATCGCTTATCAGCACAGATAGGATCGATCATGTATTTTCAGACTTACAAAAGATGGACAATTTTAGTTTAGTTTATGGAAACATGATTGATGCTGGAAATATCCATCGCCTACTTCTGGACCACAAGCCAGATGAAATCTACAACCTAGCCGCCCAGTCGCACGTCCGAGTTTCATTTGATACGCCAGAGGAAACTGCTGAGATAGTTGGTATGGGCACTCTTAGACTTTTAGAGGCAGCCAGAAATATTTGTCCTGATGTGAAGATCTATCAAGCATCGTCCTCCGAGATGTTTGGCGACAACCCAGAGAACCCACAGTCAGAAGCCACACGTTTGATGCCTGCTTCGCCTTACGCTTGCGCTAAGGTGTTTGCCCATAACCTTTGCCGAAACTACCGAGAAAGTTATGGTATGCACATTTCTAGCGGTATTCTGTTTAACCACGAGTCACCCCGCCGCGGCGAAACATTTGTAACACGAAAGATCACAAAGGCTGCTGCTCGTATTCGTCTGGGACAGCAAGATAAATTATATCTTGGTAACCTTGAAGCCAAGCGCGACTGGGGGTTTGCAGGCGACTACGTGGAAGCAATGTGGTTAATGCTACAACAAGAAAACCCAGATGACTATGTTATTGCAACTGGCGAGACACACACTGTTGAAGAGTTTCTTCACGAAGTGTTTGACTATGCTGGTTTAGACGTTTCTAAATACGTTGAGATAGACGAGAGGCTGTTTAGACCTCACGAGGTACCTCTTCTGCTAGGAGACCCCACAAAAGCCAAGGAACAGCTTGGATGGGAACCAAAAGTCAAGTTCAAAGAACTGGCTAGGATGATGTATGACGAAGACCTCAAAGCCAACGCAAAACACTAAGTTTTCCAAAGGACAACTTATCAGGTGGAATGAAAGATATGCTGATGGTATTGCTATCAAGGATGTCGGTGTTGGGGTAATAATTGATATTAAAGAATACTCTTACAATTCACCCGATGGGAGTGTGTATGAGTATACAAATTTTGAAGTATACAGAAACGAATTTAATGATATAATAACGTTAAGTGAATACGATATACAATCTTTACAGGAGAAATAAGATGCATTTATCAAATCAAGCCCTTGGTGCTATCATGATGGCGCTCCAAGAGTCACTTTTAAACGAGTTGGACATTGTTCCAATTTTGAGCGGTTTCAAGTTAACTGAGACAGACGATGGACTAGTTGTAGAAAACCCACCAACTGTTAGAGTCAGTGATAGCTCAGCCATCACCGAAGAAGACCTCGAAAAACTGGCACAACGATAATGCCAATTTTTAAGTATAATTGTGAAAAGTGTGAAGAAATCACAACCGTCATGCACATGATAGGAGACAATTTGCTTACTTGTCCTCATTGTAATGAGGAGGGTCACATGACCCGTTTGCTTAATAAGCCTTACATAACCAAGAAAAAAGAAAACCCAAACAATGTTGGGGACTTAACTAAGAAATTTATTGAAGAGAATAGAGAAGTCCTCGAACAACAAAAGAAGGAAATAAAAGAACAAACATATGACGAGTCTTGAAATCATATTATCAGCAATACTTTTATTGTCCATCGTTTTAAATGGGTTTCTTGTTTACTACGTCAGAAACGCTATTGTCCGTCTTTTGTCTATATCCGAAGAGATGTATGACTTCAAGACAATGACGGACAACTTTGCGACACATTTAGAACAAGTTTACGAACTTGAAATGTTCTACGGAGATGAGACACTTGGGGGACTTATGGAGCACGCAAGGTCCTTTAATGAACAATTAGAGACCTTCGAATATATTTATGGACTAATTGAAGAAGATGCCCCAAACGAAACAGACGACACAGCAGACACCGACACCGAAGAAGAAGCGTCGTAAGAAAAACCACTATTTCACACAAGATCATGAAGATGCAATAGTAAGATATTGCCAGACGAGATGTGTGCGCGAAAGAACAGAACTTTATGTAAAATGGATCGAGCCAGCCTTTGATGAAATGGTTGATAAGATAGTATTCACATACAAGTTCACAAACTTACCAAACATCGATTACCTCAGAGACGAGTGTAAGGTTTGGTTAATGACGATCTTAGATAAGTACGACCCAGCAAAAGGCTCAAAGGCGTTCTCTTATTTTTCCGTTATTACAAAGAACTGGTTTATTCACAAAGTTAAAAAGCAACAGCGCAAAAACAAAACAGAAGTTAACTTTGATAATCTAGCCAAAAACTACGAAGAGCAGTATCTCTCCACAGATGAGTCATATGTTACTGAGCGAGAGGAAGACGAGTTCTGGAAACTGTTCTATAAGGAACTAAAATCTTGGGACACATCCCAAATGAAAGAAAATGACTTGAAGGTTTATCAAGCCATTTGCGTTCTGTTTGACTCAAAAGAAGATATCCAAATTTTTAACAAAAAAGCTATTTACTTATATCTGAGAGAACTGACTGGTTTGAATACAAAACAAATAGTTAACTCTCTTAAGAAATTTAAAAAGAAGTATTATTACTTCACGCAAAGTTGGAATAGCGGTGTCTTATGAGTAAAAACGATCTGGAATCATTAATAGCAGAAGCACTGGGAAACATCCGAGATGACCGAAAGTCAGCAAGAGAGTTCCTCAATGAGATAGCGAACTGTATCGCTACATCACCAGATCAAAACAAATACCTTAGCCCTGTAGCAGCAAAGCATATAGAAACTCTACAACGCTCAAACGAACAACTTGTAAAAATTATTTCTATACAAAAGAAAGATCAGGAAACGTCATTTGAGTTAACAGATGAAGATAAAGATAATTTGTTTAACCTGATACAGGGAGAGACCGCTGATGGCTAAAGACCTGTTATCATTTCCAGATATCCTTAGTAATATGGGCGGCATAGAAATGCTGGCTGACACTATTAGAAAAACATCTGGACAAAGTGCCGACCAAGATAAAAATACTTTCAAGGCAATTGTATTAAGAGGAACAGACGGCACACAAACCAATAATGCAGCCCTTGGCGGCGCCCTTGGAAGCAACGACTTGACAAAAAGCAATCGTAACAGAGCCGGCATTACTCGCACATATTTTGTGAAGATACTCGAAGATTCGCCACATGCGTATCTACCAGATCCGTGTATTCAGGGCTCTACCCAAATAACGGAAACTAATAACAATCATTTGATACAGGGCATGTACACTTATGCTATCGACCAAAGTGGGCAACCATTGAATGAAAATGACATTATTTTATTGAGACTAGAAAAAAGAGACTTCGGATACGACACAGATATAGGCTACATTGTCGGTGTTGTGGGACAAAAAGAAGCAGCTAAACTGAAAGCTGAAGAAGAGATAGGTTGTGCTAGTCCCTCAAGTGCTTTTAATAATAAAAACCTAGCAGTCTTTGATAATCAAGGACAAACATCTAACAATAAGCCGGCCATATTGGGTGGTGTCGCATCTACAGTCTCTGATATAAATACAGCATATCCAGAGATAGCCGCGGTGCCGGGTTGGGCGGAAAAAATTGTAGAAGTTGCAGGTAGGCTAGGAATTCCAGACCCCGGTTGGCTTGCAAATGTTATGTGGTTTGAATCTCGCCTTGATCCTGCTGCTACAAATGCATCATATGGTTGTACTGGTTTAATTCAGTTTTGTCCCAACTCAGGTGCAAAAAAAGTAGGCAAGACAACAGATGAGTTAAGGGCTATGGGTGCTATTGAACAGATGGATTATGTTGAGAAATATTTAAGAAGTTATAGGGGTAGAATGAATACTTCTGCCGATTTATATATGGCAATTTTCTTTCCAGTAGCAGTTGGAATGGGACCAAGTTATGACATTTATAATTGGTATTTTGTTAACAAGGGCCCAAAAACCGCCGAGGGATATTTAAAAGCCAACAACGGCATAAGAACTTCTGGAGATTATCAAAGCTTTGCAGATCGCCGCGCTCGCTTACCAACAGCACTAGGACAACAAGTTGTCTGATACAACCGCGGTGACTAGCCTATATTAGAGAGTTTTATGACAACAAAAATTAATAACAACCCAAACGTTAAGAATAATCCTACTACGGCAGAACAAAGAAAAGCACAAGGCGTAACACCACAGTTTGCAGAGAACGGCTTATTCCACACCCCCCAGCCACAGCAAAACATATCATATAAAGCTGCGCCAAACGAGCACGTTATTCAAAACGAGGGCTCCTATATCGTATTGGGTACAGATAGACCAGACGGAACTGCTAGTGGATATGGTGCCATGGGCTCCAATAGAGCTAACTCAATTGACTTGGTTGTTGGTAGAATGTCTAATGCGAGAGGTGGTGATGGTCCCCCCGGACAAGAAGATGGATCATCAGAAGTTGATAGTTCGCCGTTTGCAGATGCAGCCAGAATTTACATAAGCCAACTAACAGATGTAGACAAAAACTTTGGATTAGCAGCAGGAAATACTGGAGCTTCTAAGGCTCGCGCATCAGTTGCTATAAAAGCAGACACTGTTCGTGTTATTGGTAGAGAAGGTGTTAACATAGTCACAGGCGAAGCGCAGGGTGTCGAGGGCTATTCTTTAACTGGCGAAACAAACTCCATGGGCGGAAGAATAGTCACGAGAGCGCCTCAAATTAATCTTATTGCGGGAAACCATACCGGCACTTATATCACTTTTGGTGGCATTTATCACCCTCTTGAGAAGATCGGAAACCTACAACCAGCAGTCCGTGGTGAACTAGCCAGAGATGCATTCTTGGAATATGCAGAGGTTACAGAAGATCTGATATCTATTGTTACAGCACATGCATTAACGAACTTGTATCATAATTTCGTATTATCTTTTTTGGTTCCCTTTTATAACTGGGGAGGTTCATTGGCTAACTTTACGTGGTATGGAGCAATGTTAAGTAACTGGACGCTACAGTCTTTGTACCAAGCAAGAACAACACTCAATTTCATCAATTTTAACTATTGTAACTCTGGAGGCTACAAGTATATTTGCAGTAGAAACGTGCATTTAACGTAGGATAAGAAATGGCTGAAGATAAATTTGTAACATTTAATAAGACTATGGTCCCATCTAACGAGATGGAAATGACGCCTCGTGCGCAATCTCCATTCATTAGGTTTCAAGATAAGAATGGCGATGGCATTGATGATGTATGTGCTGACGGACCAACCCCAATCCAAAAATGCAGACAATGTATACCTAACCCTTATTCCATCATCGGAAACTGGCGCAACAGAAACCAGTTGAACCCCATTCTTAATGAAAAAAGCTGTAAGTATCAAATAACCTACGTTACCCCTGAGACAACAACTGGTTATGTAGAAGGGATGACCGAAGAAGAAGCAGCGGTTGTTTTGAAATCGATTTATGACAAATACGCTGCCAGAGCAGTACAAGCCCTAGTAGAACATTTCCAAAAAGATGACTCACGTGAGACAATAGAAAAACTATTGAAAGTAACTGACTACACTGACTTCTACCTTGAAGCTCGCGCTGGTTCAAGACTTAAGTTATTGTATTCTTTAGACTTTGATGACATTTATGAGTTGCCACCTATTAAAGATGATTATTCTGATTCTGATGAAGAAGAAGTAGAAGCAGATGATATAGTTGTCACAATATTAGCAGCTAGTATGAATGAGCAAATAACAAAGCTCAGAAAAACATTAGATCTCTACAATAGATATCTCAAAGTATTTAGAGCCACTGAGGGTGGAAACCTGAAGTTTAAGAAAACTGATAGAATGTTCAACCTCGGAGACTATGGCGACGATGGCTTTTTCGGATCCGGTATTTTAGCAGACACGTACCATCAGTTAGATAACTGGCTTGCTGCGAGGGGATATACACTTGGTGTTAGTTTCTTTGACTTTTTTAGTTCGGATGAACTTATAACAAAGATGCGAATGGTATTTTCCGGAGACTATAGAATTAAGAAACTGTCAGTTTATACTAGAGGCTGTAGGGATAGACCAGCCGCCGTATATAAACAAAGAAGGCTTGCTAGCTTAAGAAGACAAAGTGGTTGGAGAGATAGAACAGCCGTAGCATATTTTGCTAACCAGAAAAATATGATTCGTGATGCAGAAGCTCGCCGCCCAAAGCCTTGGCTTGATTTCTTACAAGAGTACACGTATCCAGAGATTTATGTTTACAAGCCCGCGGAAGGACCAGTTGGAAAACCCAGTATTAGTGGCTGCGTAGCCAATAACCTCGAAAATGAATTTAAGGAACTTGGACAGGACATTTTTGACGAAGTGTTTAGCATTGGAGACGCAATTGCTAAACAATTCCATGAGTCACTTTGTCGTTCAAATCCAGATGAAGTAAGAAAAGATTTGGCAGCACAAGGTCTGGCACCCGGTTCCACGTTCACAGACCTGTTTAACATGGAAGCCCAGTCACAGATGCAAGCCTTTTTTACGGTTGATGAAAAGGATCCGATCTTTGTCAACATGTGTAAGAGAGCGTTATTAGCGCATGGTTTCGGTGGTATGGGAATGGACCAAATGGATCAACTGTACCGACATGGACTAGGGCCATTAAAGTTCTGTGGTTTATTCGATCTTCTCTTCGAAGCAATGGAATGTTTATTTAAGGGTTTGGCACTAGAAGAGGCATTAGGTAGAATCTTGCTGACATCTCTAAAAGCCATGGGTGTCGAAGACTTCGGAGCACTTTTTGTTGGGCTTCCACCAGAAAAGAGAGCAGAGCTAGATGCATTAGTAAGAAAGAATCTGAGAGAAGGAAAGCCTTTCCAAAACTTAGGTGACCGCTCACCTGCTGCTGAATCCGCACCTTTCTGGGGTGGATACAGGATTGAAAAACCATGGGAAAACGAGGAATATGTAGCCCATCAGCAAGCTATTGGTCGCCCCGGACCATTTGGCGGCACACAAGCATCCAAGAACCCCGGTATTGTTGGATATGACCCAACACAAGAGAGGAGAACTCTTTCTGAAAAACTTGGTGGACCTTCATCTGCTTCTAAGGACGGTTTAGATCCGAGTGTCGTGCTTGACGCATATGTCTTAGCTTTAATCGAGGTTTATGAAGACAACTATCTGGCTCTTCTGGACCATCTCAGTGCTTTCCCCGGTGCTCAACTTATCTCCGCAGTTATATCTTTGTTTGACTGTCCGACACCGCCGTTATTTAACCCCGGTATCATGGACTTCATTAAGAGTCTATCGCTACCATTCTGTCAGAGCCCTACAGATATTGTATCAATAAGAATGGAAAACCCATTTAGGGCTTGGCCAAAACTCAGTGACATCTTGGGTTTAATTTTCGCAGTATTGAAAAAGCTGCTGATAATGTTACTTGTTAAGATACTTCTGATGATTCTTGCAAAGATATGCGAAATCATTGGTAATGCCATCTGTAAGGCTTTGGAAACTGTCGGCGCTATCGCTGGGTCATTACCCGACTTACTGAGCGGTAGAGATACTTTGTATGGAGTTATTAGGGATACTATTTGTGGACCTACGGCTGACGATAAGCTTGTTGAAGATACAGTTGTATCGTTGGTTGACCAGCTTGGTGTTGGCGGCGCTGCGTTGGCTGATAGGGAGACTGCTGTCAACTTCTTCGCGGATGCGATTAACACGATGACTAGAGAGGAAGTGTTTGAGTCTTTCCTGTCTGGACCGTCTTCTACTGCGCTCGAACTGGTTGACAATATCATTGAGTTCGATTACCCAGAATACCGCGATGCTTTCCCGAGTAAGTCTTCCATCTCTAGCTTCTTTACAAATGTTGGCGTTCTTATTCCTGCTCAAACAAGAGCAGATATGAGAGAAATTCTTGAAGCATTCCCAGAGGAAATAGCAGGGCCTGCAAACCCATCGATGTGTTCGACTCCAGAGGAGCTTCAGCTTTTCGAGCAACAAAGATGTTCACTCTTAGAGGGCAGAATGTCACCTGCACAATGTGAGTCCTTAAACCAAAACGCAAAACAACAGTTGCTCGAAGATCTAGACGATGTAGCAAATACTTTGCAGATGGGTATACCAAACTTAATCGAAGCGAATATGCCACCGGTATTCTCTGATCCGGGTTGCGAAAATGGCTTGTTACCTTACGAACCTGAAGAGTTGAAAGAAGCAGCTATGCTCACCGTTGAGGGCGATGTTAAGAGAATAGAGGCGATGTTCGCCGCGGATATGTTGGGCGAAGGTGGTTTCTTCTCGAAACAAAAAGACTGGGGCTTTCTTAATATGGTCCTTTCCGATACATACGGAAACCCTTGGACCGTTCATCAAGAGAAAACAAATGCCGGTGCAGAATGGGTATCTTATTATGGAGAACCATCAGAAGGCGGACTCGAAGGACCCCCCAGTATACCATCAAGTGTGTGGAAAATACCAATTTGGCTTGTAAATTTCGTAGCTTACATCGTAACATTACCCTTTTTAATTTTCATTTACTTAATAGATCTGCTGCTTTTCAGTTCTCGCCGCGGCGCCTATCCAAAATGGGTTGCTGGATATCTTCATGAGCAATTTAACCCCAGAGGTGCTGGTGTCGGTACGGCAGTTGGGGGCTATAGTCAAGACTCAAGATTCAAAAACGAATTAAGAGGAGGCGCTACATTTAAATTCTACGGAGGTTCAAGTCATATACCGTTTCAGTCTATGAAATTTTCTTCAACAAATGACTGGCGACCATCCAAGAGTTTTTCTAGAAGTTTTGACAAGCTTGGCTTCGAGGGTTTCTTCTGGGACACAGATGTAGAATTGGTTGACACAGCAAACTATGGCTATAATGTCTCTGCGAGAGTTGATTTCGGCAATGATCGGGTTGTTTTTACAAAGAAGGGTAGAAAGAGGACGCCTGATATTGTTTTAACTTATCGCGATAATGGAAAGGGCTATCGCTCTGGCTGGGGTGCCCCAAGTAATGTATTTGGTGGTGGAAGCAAAGATGCCGGTTTCGGCTTTGGTTATGAAATTAGAGCATATTACCAAGATTTGATAATTGAAGATTCAGCCGTCAAAAATAGACCTGATGATTGTGTACGTGTCGAAGTAATGACAGCTATCAACTTAGATTCTCCTTTTGGGCTTGGTAATCCTTCTATTTCGTCCGGACAAGAGAATGAAGCATTAAAGAATTTTGACGGCGCCGAGAGTGTCATAACCTCTCAGAGGTTTGAATTCTTGTCTATTGACGATACACTTGGTGATATTGATTTGGCAAATATGCCACTATTAGCATCAAGCTTCGAAAGACAAAGTCCGCTTTCGCCTCCGGTGCTTGGTTTGATAGACATGGTTAGAATGTCAGAAAGAGAAAATGGTATCACTACTAGCATTAATGGGAACTCCGCAGAGTCTGTATATAACAGAATCAACGAACGCTTTTTTGAAGACTTTGCCACGAAAATTTATGATAACAATAACGGTTGGCTATTTGGTGCTACATTCCCGAACTATACACGAAAGGATTTTGAGTATGGCGTTACGCTTGATGCCGAGCTATACCAGTACAATAAAGACGACTATGAGATAGGAGATTGGGTACCTTACTGGAACCTTAAGGTTTCTGATGGAGAAGGTGGTTCAACATACGTATGGATGTCCGATGAAGCATTCTTAGGCATAAGCTATAACGCTCACAAAAACCAAGAAAACCCAGAAGATATAGGTATATTCTATCTTGAGCCCGGAAAATATGGCGGTTCTTATGTCTTCCCGCCTGTATACGCCAAGCCGCCTCCCAACACAGGTTGGACTGGTATGATAGATATTATGTTCCCAGAACAAAGTCCGCGAACTTGTAAGAGTAAGCAAGAAGGAATAACTGGCTTTGGAGAGGTGCAGAAGATGGTTCGTGATACGTATGCATCTTTATCAGAGGATGATCGATTAACAGGCGACCCAGACTGCACCAAGGAGCTTCCGTTCGATAGAATTCTTCCGAGAACTGGAAAAGCGGCAATTCGTGGACTTATAATGGCTGGTATACGCTGTTTTGCTAATGTTGAAATAATGAGAGGCCTCGGAACATTTGCTACTTTTGCACCAAACTTTGAAGAAAACTATAGCAAGATATACTCTGGCTTTATCGTAGAGATCATGAAAGAATCTTGTATGAGCACTGGCGGCAACTGGCTTAACCCATTCAATGATAACGAGTTTTGGTATGCTTTCTTGGAGATGAGTGTTCAATATTACATTGCGCGCTTGGATGATCCAAACGATGAATACATTACACTAGAGAATATGCCCGATCCTATCCGTAGGGCACTTGAGAAAATTGACAGACTCCAGAAGTCGTATAAGTATCCATGGGACTTCGATGACTTCAACAGTGAAGACTATGGCACATTTGAGTCTATCAAGAGTTTCCGTGAGAGCAAAAACCTTGAAGCAGTTAAAAAGGTCGAAGACGAAGCAAAACTGGTGTTACAAGAACTAGTCCATGAGCAGTTGGTTGCTGTTGGAAACTTGTTTATTAAGAACGCCGGTAGAGGTGGTTTGAGTCCAAAGTACAACAATATGAACTACTATTTCTTCAATGAGTACTGCGCTGGTGGAGAAAACTTAGAGCTACATGGAGAGCACAAGTTTAGAGTCAAAAGAGATTCGTTGCCTACGTCTGGCAATAACCACTATTCAACTGGCGACCAGCTTGTATTACCAAGCGGCGATCCATATGTGGGAGAATACCACACTCACATTGATATAGATGGAGAGTTGATATACATGGCAGGCGCTGAACACAGCGACACAGAAGAGCAAGATAGATTAATACCATTTGCTCATGAGCTTGAAGTATATTCACTCAAAGAAGAGGTCGTCCCGAATGAAGGTGCTAATGGCTACACGATACAGCGTACCGAAAATACTCTCGGAGACATAGGTTCAACTGCTGATACGTCAAAAGACTTTTACTTGGCGAAGTTTATTGTCATTAACGGAACAAAATATTCAAATGAAGAAGGCGTCAACAAGGTCCGAGCAGAGACAGGCTTTATTTCAGACAATTTCCCCGGAGACATGAGACTTGTTAAGGAGAAAATAATAAGAGACAATGAAGTGATTGGCGAAGGTCGTCCTGTCGGCGTAACTGGAAACCTTGGAGTCGAATACATGCTTGAGTTTGGTATGCTTGATCCCGCCACAAAGCAAAAGATACCAATGGCATCTACAAAGATGAGCGCCGTCGATGTTGAGTGTCCTCGCTTTATCGGTATTGAGGCAGACAGTAAGATATTATGGTGCCTGATTAACCAACTTCAACACGAAGCACATTATCGCTTTGTTGTTGATTATATTTTCTCTATGAAGAAGTCGTTGTCTCTTCTTGCAATGTATAACAGCCTTGGACTTACTCCGTCTATTGGCGAATGGGTAACTCCTAGTGGAACATTGAATTCGCCTAAACTGCCAACATCGCTTGATGATTTAGCTGGAACCGATGCGAAGAAGCCCGGTGCCCACTTCAAGGGATTCAGGTGGAATGACGAGATAGATCCCCCAGACTGGGTAGCGGAGATTACAAACATTCCGGGCTGGTTGTCTGAAGACGATCGTAATGGATGGTTCACAAGCTTTGGTTTCTTAGACTATGACGAATGGGACCAAGAAATTCTTCGCAAGACAACACGCTTTATGAAGAATGCCTTCCGTACTCACTATCGCAACAGAAAATGGTCAACACCAGATTATGGTGATAGAGATCCTGTTGGAGAATGGGTTAGCGGCATTGTTGAGAAATTTAGGTTTAATCCTTCATACAAGATTCTTCCATCGTTCCAGAAGAAGCAAGCCCGCGGAAATGTTTTTGATGCTAACGGAAACGAGTGTAAGAAAAAGGGCTAGTGTAATATTTAACACAGATCTAAATATCTAAAAGAGGAAGAACATGTCATCTCTCGGAGTTAAGCTTCCATTAGCACGAGATGCTAGTGACGGTTATGGAATGATAAAAAGTTTCAAAACCATGATAAGACAAAATTTTAAAATGTTGCTCTTAACGAGCCCCGGTGAAAGAGTCATGGAGCCTGAGTTTGGTGTCGGTCTCAAGAAGTATTTGTTTGAAAATTTTAATGAAGGCACCTTTGCGAAAATAGAGCGAGATATCTTCAGACAAACAGAAATATATCTTCCCGTAATTACCATAAATGAAATTTCATTTAACACGACACGAATGGATAGCAACCAGTTAGGTGTTCAGATTCGTTATGCAATACCAAATTTAAATATTCAAGATTTACTAGAATTTACTATTTAAAATGAGGGTTTTTTATGTCTAAAAATCAAAAGAAACTTCTTCCAATAGATTATACTCATCGCGACTTTGAAACAATACAGCAAGATCTATTGGAGATAGCAGAGAGGTTTTATCCGGATTCTTTCCAAGACTTCAGCGAGGCTTCTTTTGGTTCGCTTATGATAGATGCGGTTTCATATGTTGGTGACCAGCTTTCTTTCTACCTTGACTATAACGTCAATGAGTCATTCCTAGATACAGCATATCAGTACAACAACGTTGTTCGACACGGCGCAGTCATGGGATACAAGTTCACCGGTAGACCATCTACATACGGAGAAGTCGCACTCTTCATATTGGTTCCAGCCACTACTACAGGTATTGGTCCGGACTCGGACTATCTCCCGATATTAAAACGAGGAACTGTGTTTGGAACGGACAACGGCTTAAGTTTTGTATTAACTGAAAACGTTGACTTTGCAAAACCAACAAACACATTCGTAGTTGCACGAACAAACGCATCGACCGGCGCTCCAACTTTCTATGCAGTCAAAGCATACGGCAAAATAGTGTCTGGAAACTTTGGACAAGAAAGAGTTGCAGTCGGCGCCTTCGAGAGGTTTAGAAAAGTCACACTAGAAGCACAGAACGTTGCTGAAATTATATCTGTATTTGATACCGAAGGAAATGAGTACTTTGAAGTTGACTACTTGGTTCAAGATACAATATTCAAGGAAATACCAAACTCAAACTTTCAAAACGACAATGTTCCATCGCTGATAAAGCCCACATTAGTTTCCAGAAAGTTTGTGACACAAATGATAAGAGATACTGTTACGCTTCAATTCGGTAGTGGTAAAATGTCAAACTCGGATGTAGTGGCAAACCCACAAAACTTTGCAGTAGATGTTTTTGGCAAGACCTATGTCAATACAACAACATTTGACCCAAGCCGCCTCAGCGAGAACGAAAGTTTTGGAATTGTTCCCACAAACACAACACTTATCGTAACTTACAGGACAACAAACGGAATAAATTCGAATGTTGCAACCGCAGGAATTAATAATGTCATAACAGCAAACTTTGATTTCAAGAACAGAGAAACTCTCGTGGAATCAAAAGTTAGGGGTGTAGAAACATCTATAGAAGCAACAAACGAAGAGCCAATAACAGGTGACGTTACCTACCCAACTACAAGTGAAGTTAAGCAACGAATCTACGACACTTTCCCCACACAAAACAGAGCGGTAACACAAGCAGACTACGAAAACTTAGCTTATCGTATGCACTCGAAGTTTGGCGCCATCAAGAGATGCTCCGTCCAGAAGGACTTAGATTCGCAAAAGAGAAACCTAAACATGTATGTTGTATCGGAAGATACCGCTGGCAAGTTAGTTCTGGCTAACTCAACCATTAAAAATAATTTAAAAACATGGCTGAATCAATATAGAATGATCAATGACACAATCGATATTCTCGATCCGTATATATTGAACTTCGGTATAAACTTTGTTGTCAAGCCACAAAAGATGTCAGACAAGTTTATCGTTATAGATAACTGCGTTGAAGCACTTAGAAAGCATTTTGAGCAGCCCCTCTTTATTGGAGAAGCATTGTACATCAGCGACATTTATCAAGTTCTTAAAGACGTGACTGGTGTATTGGACGTAGTGAAAGTAAAGATCTTTCTCAAGAGCGGCGGAGACTATTCAACTGCATCTATTGATGTTGACAAGAACATTTCTCCTGATGGTTCATATTTAGCAGTCCCGAACAATGCGATAATGGAACTTAAGTTCCCCGATGTTGATATAATAGGAAAGGTTAGGTAATGGCGATATTAAGGTATACAGCAAGTGCTGATAATACAATTGTAAATGCTTTTCAACCAAATTTGACAACCCGCGGAACAGGTTCAAACGCAGGTCAAGCAGATGTATTGGAGACATACTCGATATACGGTCGTCAGCAAGCGTCTAGCTCTGCCACCAGCGGCTCACAAGAGTTGTCTAGAATTCTTATTAAGTTCCCAATAACGGACATCACTGCCGACAGATCAGCCGGTAAGATACCAGCATCTGGTTCTGTTAGCTTCTATCTCAAGTTGCACAACGCAGAAACAAGCAAGACTGTTCCGAGAAATTACACGCTGGAAGTACTTCCTATCGCCCAAGACTGGCAAGAAGGTAGCGGACTCGATCTTGAAAACTACTCTGACCTTACCAGAGGAAACATCGGCTCGAACTGGATGTCGGCTTCGAACTCTTCGCAATGGCTGAGAACAGACGGAGAAGAAATCGTTGGAGGCTCGTATTTAACTGGTGCATCCGATCCACAATTCAAACAAGACTTTGCCACTGGTTTAGAAGACTTAGAAATTGATATCTCTCCTCTCGTTGAGCACTGGATTGCCGGAACAAAGGACAACTACGGTATCGGCGTCATGCTGTCGTCATCATTCGAAGCATACTTTTCAGCATCAAACGACGAAGGATACGATCCTTATTACACTGGCAGCATTTTGAATAACACTGGCGGAGCTACAACATCTTATTACACAAAGCGTTTCTTTGCTCGCGGTACACAATACTTTTTCAAGAGACCAATGATCGAAGCGCGCTGGGAGTCTATCACAAGAGATGATAGAGGTGACTTCCACTTTAGCAGTTCTTTAGCGCCCGCCGCAGATAACTTAAACACTCTTTACTTGTACAACTACGTTCGCGGAAAGCTGACCAACATCCCTGCGATCGGAACAACCGGCTCTATAATGGTTAGCCTCTATTCTGGCTCGGCTGACAACTCGGAGCCCTTAGAGAAACTTACGCTCTACAACAGCGCCACAGCAGTTACAGGCGGCTACGTCTCGACAGGCATATACTCCTGCTCAATAGCCGTAACCGGCGCTACTTCTGATATAGCGATACTTTATGATGTATGGTTCTCTGGTTCTGGCGAGGATCCATCTACTAATAACATCGAGTTCTTTACTGGCTCTATTAAGACCAAAGACTTTGGTGCGACAACAGATGTCCGCGAACCTGTATACTTTATCAACATAACCAATCTACAGAATAGATATAGCTCGACAGAGACGGCTAGATTCAACTTGTATGTAAGAAACAAGAACTGGAATCCAACCATTTATACAAAAGCTGTTGCAACACCCGAGCATGTTCCAATTGTTAGTGCTTCTTACCGCGTCGTTAGAATTCTTGACGCACTTGAAGCAGTTCCATACGGTACAGGTAGCGAATATGCAACTGGTTTGTCTTATGACGTTTCTGGAAACTACTTTGATTTCAACATGAAGTTACTTGAGCCCGGATATGAATATGGTTTCAAGTTTGCTTTCTATGATGATGAGCTTTCTTCTTGGTTAGAGCAAGATAAGATATTCAAGTTCAGGGTGGCAGATAATGAGTATTAAGGATTTGTTTGGTAGGCAAGTCCTATCCGATAAAAACAAAAAAGATTTAGCGTCAGACATTGAATCAACAGATAACTTAAAAGCGATAAAAACAAAGCAAGAGTCTTTTGTTCCGCAGGTTAACTATGATAACCCCGATACATTTGCTAAGTACGGCTCTGCTAACCTTTATTACAAGAGCGCGCTCGATCGTATCATCAACTATTACCCATATGATGGTTCTGATGCAGAGATAAACACTTTCTACAACAAGTCTCTTGATATAGAAAAATATATTTTCGATAAAAAATATCCGAGGACAAATGGATATATTAACTTATCGGCAAATGGTTGGGGTACATCCACCAAATTAAATGGATATGGTGTTCCATCTACATTAGAGTATATTACTTTTGACGGTGGTCCTAATACCGTTAATGAGACTGCATCATTAAGCAAGTTGATGCCGGATCCAACGAACAGCAAGTTCCAATACAACAACGTATATGATGATAACCTGTACGTAAATAATGGATATCCTTCGGGATATGGTGAAGGAACTCGCGACTCAAACTTAAAAGCTAATTTTAATACCGGCGTGACTATCGAGTTCTGGGCAATGACGGGCTCTACGCCTGCTGTAATAAGTCCTTTGACAGATCGCCAAGTCGTTTTTGACATGTGGAACAATAATCTTAGTTCCAGTGCCGACGAGTCTTATGGTCGCATTCGTATTGAGTTGCAGAACACAGATACCAGTGCTAGTCCATTCTTGGTGACAGTACAGTCCGGAACACTTAGCGCCTCAGCCAAGCAAATTAATACTGCTTCTATTGGTACTACGTCGCTTTCTTCAAGTCTCAATGGCTGGGGGCATTATGCGTTTGTATTCAAAAACCCAACATCCACAAGTTTCGAGATAAAGCTTTACGTCAACGGAGAGTTGAACGACACCAAAACTTATACTTCTACTACTATCGGAGAACTTTCCGCAAAGGGTATGCAAGGTAGACTTGGTGGACTCCTCACGGCGCCATCATTCCTTGCAGATTCAACATTAGTAGACAACTATATTGGTGGTGGTAAGTTAAGTGGCTCGTTAGACGAGTTCAGATTCTGGAAAACAGCTAGAACAGCAGAGCAGATTGGCAGAAACTGGTTCGATCAAATACGAGGTGGTGTCAACTCAGATATAGCAAACACCACTTTGGGAATGTACTACAAGTTCAACGAAGGCATCACCGGCACGTCTAGCATCGATAGTGTTGTTCTGGACTACGGTGGTCGCATTTGTAACGGTACTTGGACCGGATACAGTTCAGTATCTAGGAACACTGGTTCAGCTATTGTTTCGGCATCTGCTGCTGACTTCGAGTACTTAGACCCAATTGTGTATGATACTCACCCAAGCGTTGTGAGCCTTAGAAACGAACTAGAAGAAAAGGGACTTTATCACGATCGCCAAAACTCAACACAATTCATAAACCTGATCCCTTCTTGGGTCATCGAAGAGATGGAAAACGAAGGTGGAGCAAACGGCGATAGTGATCTAGAAAAGCTCTCTCATATTATGGGTGCTTACTTTGATAAGCTGTATTTACAAATTTCTGCATTACCAAGTCTCCGTCACGAGCAGTACACAAGCTCGTCTTACAAGGCGCTTCCCTTTGCACAACACTTACCAGAGTCTCTAGGCTTAACGATGCCGGAGCTTTTTGTTGATGCAAATGTTTTAGAGAAGTTCAAAAACAGAAACAACACAGAGTTGTATGATGGCGATCTTAACGAAGCAAAAAACCTGATTTATCAAAACCTTTACAACAGCTTAGCTGGTATCTTTAAATCCAAGGGTACTCACAGGTCAATTAGAAACGTATTAAGATGTTTTAACATTGATGATAACTTGGTTTACTTCAAAACCTACTCTGATAATCAAACTTACGAATTGAACACTAATGTCAAACAGACATTAAAGAAAAGAAAGAGACTGAACTTTAATACCGCATCGGCTGCCCACGCAGTGATGTATCAAGACGCCGATCCGGCTATCCCCGGATCTCAAGGATACATATCTGGTGGTACTGGTCAGCCAGAGATTGCTGGTGTGCCCTCGCCAGTATACGAGGCAACAGGCTCACAAGATAGATACGGCTTCACGGTAGAGTCTAGCATCTACTTCCCCAGATTCTTTAACATAGCAGACTCTTATCAAAGAAACTTCTTCACAGCGTCTTTATTCGGTATGCAGACGGTCTTTACGGGCTCGACTGGTACTGGATATGCTGGTGGGACAACATCGCTTACAGGTGCTCAAGACATCGCAAACTTCCAAGTGTATGCCGTTAGAGATGCTTTGAACTCTAGAAATGTTCGTTTTATATTAACATCATCGTTTGATCCTCATCCGTTCGATGCTTTAGAGTCACAAACATTCTTATCCACATACAACTCAGAAAACTGGAACTTATCTGTCGGTCTGCGTCCAACCAAGAAGTTCTCCGGCTTTGTGTCAGGTTCTGACGACTATGGTTACGAGGTTATCTTTAGAGGATACAACAACAAGCTGGGAACAATAAATAACTCGTTCGCTGTTAGTGCCTCGATATCCTCCACAGTTGGTAAGAATATGATTCGCTCCAACAAGCGTTTGTATATCGGAGCCCAAAACACAAACTTAACTGGTGCTAACGTACATCCTTCTGACGTTGAGTTTAATGGCTTAAAATATTGGACTCAATATATTGATGATCTGAGCCTTAAGCAGCATTCTCTGGATAGAGAAAATGCAGGTATTTCAGGATCTTACCAAAATACATCACCATTTGATAGCGAGAACACAACGCACGATGTCTATAACTTAAACGCACTCGCACTTAACTGGCACTTCGGCACCGTTACTGGTTCCGATGGTTCTGGTAACTTCTACTCAACAGATATCAGTTCGGGTTCTGCATTTGTAAGAGACAACTTTGGCTGGAACGCTAAGATATCTGGATATGTACATCCCGGTAAGGGTCATGGTTTCAAAGCCGACAGTGATAATGTAGTTAACAATGAGTTGGTAAACGAATACAAGTTTATTGATCCAGAAGTTGTGACATCTGACGATATGGTCAACGTGCTTTCTGCTGATGATGAATTATATGGCTTGTTTGACGAGGTACCATCATATGTCCACACAGTCGAGAAGAGCCTCTACGCTGCTATTTCTGAGGAAATCTTAGATTACTTTGCAGGCGCTGTTGACTTCAATAACATTATTGGCGATCCTGTACATCGTTACAGAGAAGACTACAAGCCTCTTGAGACATTAAGAAACATTTACTTTGAAAAGTTCAATAACCTGAGAACTGTTGAGGCATTCACGGAATACTATAAGTGGTTTGACGACGCAGTAGCTAACATCATCGAACAGCTTGTACCAGCATCAGCCAACTTTGTGGGCGATACATATAATATTGTAGAAAGCCACGTATTAGAAAGACCAAAGTATAAGTCGCAGTTTCCAACAATTGAATTCAATGCGCCAACTGTTGATGCCAGCATCAGTGGTATTGGGGCATTCCTGCTTTCTTATCAAACTGATTTGTTTGGTGGTGTCGAAGCATCTCCTCGTCCAACGAACTTGCACAAGAACTACTGGAAGAAGCGCGCCCAGCCCGGTGGACGCGGAACAGGTTCATTTGAAATTGAATCAGGAGATGCTGATGTCGATGCACAAAGAAGAAAGTTTAGAAACATCATGCACAGCAAACCAGCTTTCTCTGGTTCACGTGTAATACTCTCTCAAATTGACGGTACGACATATGAAAGAGAAAGGCTGCTCCAAACCCAACTGGGTGGCACTGTTAGCTTCAGAAACGCTGAGTTAAACAGAACTATTAAGGGCGGCGTTAACTTCCCACCAAACAAGAGTTTCGCATTCGCATATGCCTCAACATACCCTGCTGGTCCCGTTAACACCACCGATGGTGTTTTCATTCCTGAAAACGTTCTGCTTGGCTTCACAGAAGACTTCACAGCGATCGAAAACATTGAACAGTGGGACGAAGAAGGAAACGTTGGTAAGAAGCGCCACCGCACAATTGGTGTTGTTCAAGGTAGAGACTATGATGGCGACTACACAAACTATACAAACGTAAAGAGCAACTTTGCATTCCCGTTCAACATAATGAGTGGCACCATCAAGGGCGGAGCAGATGATTATATTTCTGAGCGCCTTTCGTCGAGTGTCACAATCACAAACTTACACAACGATGTATATGGTGACGAACTTGAGAAGCCAATGCAAGGACCATTCACGGAATATGCCGTTGGTGGTCATCAGTCACGCCACGTTAGCCTGAACTCTGGCTCCGACGACTACACTAATAGAGCAGAAGCATGGAAGATCCTCTTGGGTCTTCGTGGTCCTTGTCCGGGCGACGTATGGTTGTCTGGTGCGATCGGCTTAGTCAGTGCCGACTATCCATGGCCAGAAGCAAACGAAGTTGGCGAAACGCCTTATCCGATGACTGCATCTCACAAAGCAGTTTACTATCGTGACTTTGTTGCAAAGCGCCCAGTCAACATTCGTAACATTCTTATGCGTACTGGCTCAACGATCCTTGGAAACTACGAGCACAACTATGAAGTTATTCACTCGTTTGATACATACGCCAACCCAAGACAGTTTATTGAAACGCAGCCAGCACTTCCAACACAAATATTCCAAAATAACTCAACAAGTTCAACGCAGACAAGAACATTCTTAGATTTACACAGAACTGATGAGGGACACTATCAGTTTGTTGACGAGTATAACACTCACTACCTCACAGGCACAGCAAACAAGTCTATCATTGCTACTCGTTTTAGCACCGTTGGTGGGGCACTTACAGATGGAACAGGATACAGAGACTTCCGCTCTAACACATTCTCCCCTTACAACGCTATTAATAACAGATATTTAACAGTCATTAAGCCCTCTCAGGGACCGTCTGGGAGCATTTCAGAAGCGACAGGCAGTGGTACCACCGGTATTCGCGTATACGACATCCACGGCAAAGACTACGGGCTTCGTTCACATTATGCTCGCCACACTGCTCGCTTCGGTCGCGACTCGCTTTTTGTGACTGCTCCGGGCACATCATATGAAGAACTCCCCGGTTTCCACAAGACACATAGAAACAATATTTGTAGAATAGGTGAGGCGTCCACAACTATTACACCAATTCTTGAAGGCTTGACTCTTAACAATGATGACTGCTTGTTGTATCAAGACGAAACGAAAAACTCGACACTATTGCATACGGCAAGTATTTTATCCTCTACGACGCCAGAAACGCTGCTGCAAGCCATTACTGGCTCCGGAACTTCTTTCTCGTGGTCCGGTTGGGTAAAATTCGGAGAGCAAGGCAGTCAAGATGAAGAAACAATCTTTGCAATTGGCTTGCGACAAGGAAATGCACCGCTGTTTAGCTTAAGAAAGAACTATGCTGGTTCTACGCCAAACAAATATGAGATTGAACTGTACATCCGAACAAACGGAAATGCAGACGGAAAAACAGGAACCAACTCCTACACCACTTGGTACTGGGCAGTTGACGAAGATCTCACAGATGGCTGGCATCATCATGTTTTAACTTGGGATGCAATTGCTGATGGAAACTTGGGGACCTCAAACCCCGCAAACATCAGCGCCGCAAAGCTTTACATAGACGGCACTTTGCAAGCCTCCGCGACGTTAGGCTTCGATCCGACAGCACAAGGTTACTACAACCAAACAAATGGAACCTTGAATGTTCGTGGCTTCACTTCGCAGAAGCGCGTCGATAACGAGTTCATGACTCTTGGTGGTGACTGCCAAGGGGCAGGAAACCTCCGAGCCCTCACTGCCTCTGTAGATGAATACTCTTTCTGGACTAGTGAGTTGTCTGCTGATAATGTAGATACGCTATACAACGGAGGCATTCCTTGCGATATTGATGGTGCTATCACTGCTTCTAACTTACCTAATTCAATTTGGGAATGGTTGAGATTTGAGACTGATCAGTCTGCTGGAAGATTCTTTTTGGATAGCAGCAATCCGGGTGTCTACAGCACCAGCAACCGAGCTATCGGATATTATGGTGAAGTCTTTGTTCCCTTGGCTATAACAGGCGCCGCTCTGTCACTAGATCTACCAACTAATGCATCTCTTGGTTTCCCTCTTCCCGGCTGCACACAAACGGTTGTCGGTTACGCCGAGACAACGACTTACGACACTGAACAACTCTACGACAACTTTAACATCCAACACCAGATCCCTCGCGACACAAGACAATACGCTTGGATCACTGCTTCGCTTGAATCGACAGCATCGTGGTGGAGTTGTGGTTTTACTCCTGCAAGGTTCGAAATCAGAAGCGGTTCAACCATGATAGAACCTCTCAACTTTGTTAGTGCGAGTGAAGCAGGAAGTTATATCATTTTAGGTCAAAGAACTTTTAGTGCAGAAATAACAGAACTTGGTCCTCCGTATAATGTAGAGTCCACATTTTTACCATCCGTAAATCGTATCAACTATCATGTCACCGACCCTATAACGTCTTCGACAAATACTTTAGGGTATGCAGCATCTGTTCCTTTGACAGATCGTAGAAGTGCCGCCCCATTTGGAACTCAATATAGAAATACAGATTTTGTTCCTGCTAGGAATGATTCGGGTGACGAAGACTTATTTAACTCTCTTATGTTTAAGCGCGGCAACCAATATGCCGGCGCCAACTGGGTTCGTATGCGTCAAGGCGATCATCCAATCTTAGTTAACGAGAGAAGAAATAACACACTCTCGACAATATACACAGGCAGTGCTTTGAGGCACTTCGCTTTGCCTCCAGTTTCCACAAAGGGTCGTCCGGTCCTGCTTAATATGGACTACGCTAACTCGTTCTCTACGTCAGTCGGCGGCTACCGCGAGCAAGTAGAAAACGTAACACTTCAAACAACTTACAACAATGAGATGATCGGCTTCAATGAGCAAGAGTTAAACACATTTACTAACATTAACTTTGATAGCGAAGTCACTTCGTTCGAACAACTTGTTGCGATGAGGGCGAGAAACAACATCAACTTAAACTGGATTGTTTACTCAGAGAACTTATTCCCCTCGGCTAGAAGAGAGTTTATTTCCTCCTCTATGACTCGTGTTGGATACGACAACGCATTCTGGCGCGATACCATCGAAAACAGAGTAACAGGCGGAATGGGTGTGCCAAACTCTGTTGGAGTTGAGGAGTACACTGATTGGGATTCTGTAACGCGCTATATTACTCAAAGTCTCTGGCCTCTTGATGCTCCAAGCGATTTTGAAACCAGAACCGCCCCGCCAGAAGTTGCTTATACGACGGACCCTATTTTTACGAATGCTAGATACTATACCGGTTCGAGCTTAATTTATTCAAATAGTGCTGGTGAATTACAAAATACGTATAGTTTCTATCATTTTACAGATCCTCAACCCGGCAGCGGAGTCACATACTTTTTCAACGCTGGACAAATTCCACTAGTAATAAGAAACGCAGGTTTATATTCTCGCAAGCACATGCTTAACTCCCCACTGTCGGCATTTAACCCAGTTGGTATATCATCATCTACAAATAACTTAGTAGTAGGTATGGAAGCAAACAACACACGCCTTGCGCTTCCTTCTGATCCTGTTGCTGCTGGTGTGACTGCTTCGTTTGCTACGGGCTCTGGCGAAGCTGCTTGGCAAGCACCTGCCCAAGCAGGATACCTCACAACATCAAATGGTATTGCCGGGTTTGTCTATGATTCGTCTAAGCCTTGGTATAACGACTATGACGACTTCCGTTACGACATTAAGACAATGGCAAAAGGCTACGGAGTCGTACCAGAGTTCAGAGTTTCGGAACAAATTGAGAAATATGGTAAGGTTGGTATCGATGGCGAGATATTCGATTACTTGGAGATCCCCGGAACGAACTTAAGCAGTTCACAAGACACGTTCTACAAAGACTACTCCAACTCTGACTTCATGCAAAACTTCTTGGACATTAAGGGTATGTCTGGGCTGAAAGCATCTGAAATCAGACTCACCTGCAAGGCTGCAATTAAATTCAACCCATATAAGGGTTTCTATCCAGCACAAAGAACATTAGATCTAGTAAGTCAGTTCTCAAGATCATACGCTGATAGTTTAACGTTTACGTATTTTAGTTCATCTGCTGGAGCAGATGCAGCATCCATATCGAACACTGCCCTGATGCAATACTCTTATGCAAGACCGGTCATGCAACCGCTTTTTGCACCCGGTATTATGTATAACTCTATTAAGTCTGGAATGGCAGTCGATTATCCGGTTGTCACTAATGGATATAAAGTATATAAACAACTTGTAACTGGTGCCGCTGATGGATCAGGAGATTATCCAGAAAACTATATGATTGCTGCGACAATATCGGGTAACATTAAAGCAGACGAAGGTGGTGCGAAATACATATCTGGTGCTTTCTGGGATTTAAGGGTTCCTTTTGAAGCGATAATGAATCCTGCTAAATATCTTAATGGCGTAGAATTGCCAGATATAGAGCCCCATCCCCAAGTGAGTTTGCCATTTGCAGCAACAGCATCTCTTCAGGTTCAAAATGCAGCAGAAGCATATAATAGAATGTCTTCAAACTTCTTTGCAGAAGTCGGAAAGTTCTTCTTACAAGGTGGCGATTATACCAAACTTCGCTCTACGGGAGTTGATTTAGGTAAAAAGAAATTCACTGGTGAAGAGGTGTACGGCGCCCGTTTAAGAATGAGAACATCTTACGAAGGTTCTAGGACTTATGAGTTCGAACAGGGTTCTGATGGAACTAACTATTTTTACTCAACTCTAGGCGCCCAAGCATTCTTCAAAAACTTTACAGCAGTCACTATTCCCACCGCGTCACCTATTACCGGTATTTCTGGTTCTTATGAATTGCCTCAAGATCCAGAAAAGCAACCATCATTCAAACACAACTTTGTTATGTACAGCAGACCTACAGCGTTTGGACCAGCGGTTTCTGGGCGTCAAGATTTAAATCCGATGAGTGCCTCGGCTGGCGCTCCTTCGCTCGCTACAACTGGTGATCATTTCAACTTATCAGCATCAGCATATGGTGTGAAAGACTCTCTCAACGGCTACAACTGGTCGTTCACGCCTCCATACTACTATGGAGAGGCTTGGGTTGACTTTATTTTCAGACCATCTGCCAGTGTTGAATACGATCTCACAAGAATCTTGGCTGAAACAAGAATTGTTAAGAGAAGGTATGATCCCGGCTCCGATATGGTCGATCACAAAAAGGTCGATGGATTTTATCGTAGAACCCTCCACAGAGATCAAGATATTCGGTTCACAGAAGCAGGTGCGCCTGCTCTTGGTCCAACTTACGGAAGAAACTTCACACCATACGCTAGTGAAAACATCAATGACAACGCGATGCAGTTGGACTCATGTCTTAACTTATTCGGTATTGAATACGAACAAAAAGCAAAAACCAACAAGTTCGGTTTACAAATATCAAAGGACAATGAGCAAGCAAGCCAAAGATGGGTTATTCAGCCTAAGTTTGAAACCCCAATGATGAACTTCGTTGACTACACTTCAGCTAGCGCACCACCGGAAAATCCACCTCCGGGCTGGACACCAGATGAAACAGAAATTTCAATACCGCAAAACTTTGGTTCCGAGTCGGTACCACGCGGTATGTGGCATCAGTTTGGTAGGCTTCCTAAAACACGAGAAGAGGGTATCTTCATGGAGATCGGAGACATCCCACCAAACTGGCTTAAGAACCATTACGAAGTTGTGACTGGGTCATCAATTTACAACAATTACGCTGCTAGTGGAGATCCGGAACTATACAAGAACATGAAGTCATTCTCTAAACTTTGTGGCTTTGATGAGAACAACTCAAGCGTAAGACTTGGTGAAGTTGCCAATAAACAAACAATTCGAGAAGCAGTTGTTGCTATTCCATATCTGGTCGAAGGTTTGACGGAGGGTGAAACACAACCCACAACAGAGAACGCCAAGACTAGAAAGAGATTTATTAACATTCCAACGAAGAGATGGAAAAACGCTCGCCAAGAAGAAGAAGGCAGCATTGAAGGCGATTCACTCAACACTGCTGGAGCATCTATCCGCCGTCTTGCGGAGCAGATGGAAAGGTACGTACTTCCTCCGCAGTTTGACTTCTTGAACAACAAAGACATTGACCCGATCGCTATGTATATCTTTGAGTTCAAGTATGAGTTGGACAAGAATGATCTTGCTTACATCTGGCAAAACCTTGCACCAAGAAACTATGAAAAGGCTACCTTTGAGAAAGATATGGTTGCGCACGAGCTTCTGAACACAGAGTTGCTTACGGAGCAAAACCTGTTATCTAACCCGAACTTGCGATGGATGGTGTTCAAGGTCAAGCAAAGAGGACAAACGCTGTACCGAGACATGATCACTGGTCAAATCGACGAGTCCACCTTCCAGCCCGGTTTTGCTGAAAACGATGCAAGCGGCTATCCTCTACTGTATAACTGGCCATATGACTACATTTCCATTGTCGAAACAATTAACTTTGATGTAGACGTTAAATACGATAGGGAAACAGCTAAGAAGATGAAGTCCGATTCAATGAGAAACATCGGCGCCCAAAACCAAATTCTTAACAAGAAACGTCGTCAGCCCGGTATTACGGCAACCAAGTTGAATGAAAAGCAAGCAACAAATGATGTTCCACAAAAAGGCGTGAAGCCAAAAGCGCAAAACAAACTATCTAAACGCATATCTACAAAATATAGAAAATAATTGAAAGGCATAATTATTATAAATGACCAAGATCCTCGACAAGAAACAAACAGTAATAGATTTTCAGCTAACTGGTTACGGCAAATACCTGATGTCCATCGGGCAGTATGCGCCGGAGTATTATGCTTTTTATGATGACAACGTTGTATACGACAACCAATACAATAATATAAGCGAGTCACAGAACTCAATTAATGAAAGAATTAAAAACGAAACACCGTACATAAGCACACTAACCTTGTTCGAAGATATTGATGGTACCCAACAGCAGTTGGTCCGAACAGATCCAGAAGATGTGTTCATCACTGATGCTGCAACGGACACAACATATCGATTCACAAAAGCTGAAAACTACTTTTTATCTGATGTCACGCCTATCAGATATATGCCACGCAAAGACATTTTCAGATATGGAGCAGCTATTGGTGATGCTCTCTTGGAAGCAAAGGAAACGGACGCAGCCCCAGCTTGGAAAGTTATTGTACTAAATGGAGAGATAACAAGCACACAAACTCATTTTGAAGTACAAACAAACGTTTCGGGAACTATCCCGCAAATAAACATAGCGGTCGATTACAAAAAAGAAATCAGAGACAGCAGATATCCCACCAGACAGTCAGACCAGATTCCAGTTGATGATGGAAGCCCGAGAGCAGAGGTCAGTTCAACAATAAACTTTGAAGATGGAAACTTCGTCTATTTATCCGCACAAGATCCAATAATATATGTTGACGAAGTTAACACAGAGCTATTAAACGAAAACTATGATGTAGAAGTTTTCATAGTCTCATCGTCAGCAACTACTGCCCCAGTGTTAGAAAGGAAATTTTTTGAAACGGTTGATGAACAAATAGTAAACGGGATGATGGTTAGGGCGAATCCTGAGCAAAAGTATTCCGGAGAGTTGCCAAGAACGGCAGTCGAATATTACTTTGACTTTAAGAGCGACAAAATGGCTGACCGAGATATAGTTTGTAGACAGCTACAAAATTATAACAAAACGTCGTATTATATTGACTTGGACATAGACTGTACAGGTAGAGAAACTGATGATGTATACTTTGATATTTATGGAAGCCAAGTGGAGCCTGAGATATGCCTAGACTAACAAAACAACAATCCGTAGAATATTACGGCAGAAACCTTCCAACCCCGACAATTGAGAAGATAACATTATCAAATGTTCAGAGTGATGACGAAATATACGATACTCTGAGAATAGCTAGCGAGGCAACGGGCACCGAAGTTAGCGATGCAGCCATAGAAACTATCACTAGAATTGATACAGACATTTCATTTCATTTTTCAACAGATGAAGATTTCAAAGTAGAAGAATTTGAGAAAAACTTATTTGATGCTGGTGCCGAAGAGTCTCTATATATCACTTTATATTTATCTTATAGCGCACTGGGGGACAATCAAAAGGTTTTCAAGACTAACATTATAAAAGAATTTGATAACAATTCTGGTCTTTTACGTGAAACGATCCTTTCTTATCCTCGTGGTACTGTCAACTATACCGAAGCAGGAATAGGGCTTTTGGCTATCGGAAAAACTGACTCGCTTAGTTTAGTTTCAGTTCCTTTATCTGACTTCCACAGTGTAGCAGAATTGACTTCTGATGTCGATGCCGATGATAATGCAGTCATCAGAGTAACTAATATAAAAATTACAACTTATGTAAGAAACTTCACTAGCAGAGAAAATATCAACGTATTTTGTTGCGCCAGCACGAGACACCCATATGAGATAGAGACGCCAACATCTTTTTCGTTGGATCCAATAACGGTCTCAATGAATTACAGCGATGTGACTTATGAGCAGATCGTTAGAAACAGTACCTTAGCAACTTTTAGTGAGCCTGTGTTTGTTGACGCTCAAGGGCTTCACTATCCGAACTATCCATTGGCATCAATAAATAAGAAATATTACAAGACCGAAGAGTATGGTTCCAAAGAAGTATTCGATTCAGTAAATGCCCTTTTGGCTGAATATGAAGCAAGATCTCTTTTGGATGAAGAATTACAAAGAGTAACAGACCAAGTAAAACTGGTTCTTGCAGTGCATGAAAACGATGTAGAGTTTTTACAACAACTCAACAAGGCAGCACAAGGGTTTTCTGTGACCAGCACAGAGTCACAAGCCATTGCCTTTAACCAAAGGTTTAGAGACTTAATAAACAATGCAGATGCAATATTGAGACAACAAGAAGAGGTTGTAAAAAGAATCTTCCGCAATTACAAGATTGTAGATTCAAGGGACACCACATTGCCCGAGTTTACAGCATATTCTTACGTGACTGGCTTACAAGACAAAGACTTCTTATATCAAAATATTTTTAATACAAACATTGCCAACTATGTGCCGATGATTACTGCCCCCGCGGACTACCCCGGTAAAGCAGAATTGCCCGCAACACCAGCAGAGATGGTTAGCGAATTTAGAGAAGATGCGCTTTCAATTAGAAAAGAACTAGAAAGTATCATGATTCCATTCACAACACCCGGTGCTGCTGCTAGCGGAGCCACAACATTTTCAGGCGTAACATACACTGGTGTCACAGCCGGCGTCCCATCTGCTACACCGGCTGCTGCTGCTGCTGCAGCAACGTCACCAGTAAAAGAAAAGATTGATGCAGCAGTTAGGGATATGGCTGACTGGTGTTTTAATGTTTGGGCAGGAAGATTTATCAAAGGTAGTGCTCATCCGGCGTACCAAAATGCAGACGGACATTCCGGCGCCCACTATTATGTTGTTAACTTGACCAGTCCTTCTATTGATACAGAGCCGTCTCCATCAGAGTGGAACTGGGCGCCCGATCGGGATGATTACGGTATTACTGGTGATGAAGTATTCTATTGGGATGACACCGCGCCGGGAAACTATGAAATTGCTAGGTGGGCTAACATGGTTGGCACCTTACCAACTGCTGAGTGGCAAAACCATGAACGCCAAATAACAGCCGCTTCTACTGCTGATTTCGAGTCTGGAGATGAATATTACGAAGATATCTTGAACAAATTCGGGTATGTGCCCTCAAGAGACGCATCAAGACCGGATAGTTCTCCCAGAAATGGAGGTCCTGCTTATACTGTTACTTGGAATACCGATCCGGCAGTTACAGAATATGTAGATAATCCAGCAGCGACAATGCCTCGTACATGGCGCTGGTTTGATCAATATTTCTGGACGCCAGTTTCTATGTTTCTATTGAGTGCTTTATATTATTTAGCTCAGCAAGAGCACCAAATTGAGTTTTTCGTTCCTAAAGACGCATCTGGTCCAGTTCCGACTCTTGAAGAGACTATTGAAGATTCGCTAGCTGCAACTGCTTTAGGAGACCTAGTAGGAGAGCTTGGTGGCGAGTCCGTCCTCCGCTTTCAGTTTGCTAACAAATATATGAGCGACTATTATGAAAAAGTTGGAGGCATAAGCCCACTACACAGAAACTCAATCGATTCAGATTCAGAAAGAAGAATACACCAGCTTATATATGATACTAGTGCTGATGCTGGTGGAGACTATCGTTACACTGAATCTAAAGATATGGACGGATATGGTATTGGGTGGTGGCGCTGCGCAAGAAGAAAATATAATGACATTTACCAGAAGGTAGAGCAAATATTTTATAGTGTTTATGGTATTGATCCTGACACATTAGCATACGAAGCCGGCTCAGCAGCACTTGTTGATGGACCCCCGCCAGTAGACACAAACACTGCAACAACTCTCGATACATATATTTCCGAAGGTCCTTTGCGTATTGCAGAAAAAGTCATATCAGATACTCTTGAAAAAATTGATAATAGACCGGCGGACGATTTCGATACTGAAGCTGAAAGAGATAACTGGACCAATGTCTACACTGATCAAATTATAGAAGCAGCATTTAGTGAAATAGAGACATATTACGACAAAAAGTTTTGCAAGATATATGCATGCACAGCATTGCCAGATGAAAAAATTACAACATTCTGGGAAGAATGGCGAACAGACATTGGTGGTCCAGCGCCTCTTATAGTAGAGTTGCCAGATAGCACTAAAATTAGAAATCTAGATTATGTTTATGCAGTTGGCAGAAACCGCGGCGAAGATGTATATCCAAATATCGCTTATGGCGGTTGGGGCGGATTGACTATTTCAGAGACAGTCGAAGGAGAAACATCATCTTCAAGCAATACGCATATAATTAATTTAGGTCAAGCATTCATAGACCTGCTAAAAGAAAACATTAACACCAATAGAGATCGGATAAGACAAACAATAAAAAGATATATTACTGCCCACGCTCTGTTTACAGGCTTCAATAGTGATATTGGTATCCACTCGGCATTAGCGGAAGTTGATATCGTTCTGAGTAAATACGGCTATTTCTTCTTTGATATGGAGAAATACATAAGAAAGAACTCTCATCTTTCTAAAGTATTGAACGTCGATAGATTATTAATAGACTTTCCGTCTGCCAAGCAAATGACCAATGCTGCATGCCGACTTAAAGAAGTTGGCGTAAAGCTGGACAACTTTGGTGTTGATCCTGCAACGGGACTCACAACTACAACAACAGCAGCAAAACTTCGCTTAGTAAAAGATGAAAGCAATATTGTAACAACTTCCTTTATTAATGACTTTAAAGAATTAGAGTTTGAAACTCCCATTGATCCAAAAACAGGAAGACCTCGTGTATATCGAAGAATTAATGCTTTGCAAGCAATTTCTTTTGATCAAATAACAGAGTACACTGGTGCTAGGGAACTGGCTTCTAGTGCTGGTACATCTGCTTCTGATACGTTCCGCCAAGAAGCTGATAGAGTATTGGGAGGCTCCGCCGCTCCCACGACCACCCCGGCCACAGGTACAGGTGGCTATACTCTTAGTGACAGTATAACTGATTTTATTTCATCTACAGCCGGCCCCCGCCTTGGCGCAGGTACTGCTGCGCAGCAAGAGGCGCTAGCCGGACTGACGACTACTTTGGCAGACCGTCTAAGCGTGGACATCACAGATCTTGTTACAGATGTTGCACATGCTCCAAAACAAATGCATACAGGTTTGGTTATGAGAAACTACGCTTTCCCCGGTTTTGCTAATGCAGCCCTTCTCGGTGGAAAGGTCTGGCGAAATGATTATCGAATGATGATGTTTAAATATCAGTTCTTTTTAGACGACGACGATGCCTTTTCGTTTGCAGGTGATCCAGAATTAGATGATGGTAACGTATCTTACGATAACTTAACTTTTGACTTACAAATAGTTGACAATTCACCAGAGATATTTTATACATTGGTTCAAAAGTTTAGGAAAAATCTCAAATTATTTAAAATGAATTATGTGGATTTTGCAGAAGAGGCTTGTGCGTTCAACTCTTTCGATCAAAACTTTAACAGATTTTTTGTTGATCAAATGCTGATTAGATATCCGACGCCACCAAAAACACCATGGCATACGATGGTTGCTACATATATTTCATATACAAATATTATGACCGAATCATATCGTGGCGACAGGCTTACAATGTTTGAAGCGGGTAATAATATTCTTGAACTCATAAGACCGGAAACCGGAAATCTTAATTCATTAAGGTTATTTTATGAAAATTGCGAGAGCATGTTAGACAAATTGATATCCGCAGAAGAAGTACTGAGAGAAACAGCAACTCAAACAATATTTGACTTTACATATGAAGACGTTATTGGTGCGGCAGTTATAGATCATATAGGAGACTATTCAGATAGACTTGAGGATCCTAGAGTGTCCGAGTTCGGAGGGGACGAAGATTTATATGGTATTGAAGATTTTTAAACTAAATTGATATTTTACCATAAACACTAATTATTTCGAAAGAGGATACGAAATGTTAATTAGAGCATCCATAGTAAAGCCACAAAAGGCACCGATCAGTTCTAAAGTAAACAAAAAGCAAATTTTTATAGATAAAATTGTTGATCCAAGAAAAGAGCCAACACTGTATAATATTGAATCGGCAAGAATGAGTGTTGCGGCCAAAACAGGACCAGTTCAGTCAGTAAAACAAATAAGAAAACCGGGACCAGTAAAACACAACAGAAGAGATGTAGTGGCTCGCGATACGCTAGCAATACTCAATATCACAGCCAC